GAACTACATGATACAGTCAAAAATTATTAGACACAAAAATTTGACAAATAAGATATAATTTATTATTATTAAAATAAAAAATTATGGTAGCAGTAAAGCAAAGGTCTTTAAACGAATTGAGACAAGAAAAAGAGTTTGGGTATAAGCAACAAACAATTAAAAACATAAATGTTGACCCAAAACATATTATTGATTTGGTTAAAAAATATCCAAACGATGCCGATTTAGGTAAAAACGTAAGATCATATTTAATACATTTAGGGATTCATGAGTAACGAACAAGTAAACCACCCAAGTCATTACGGTGGAGCATCGAATGTTTATGAGGCAATCAAAGTAATTGACGCTTGGGAACTTGGATTTAGTCTAGGAAATACTGTTAAATATATTTCAAGGGCGGGTAAAAAAGATTCGGATAAAGAATTACAGGACCTTAAAAAGGCGTTATGGTATTTAGAACATCACATTAAAACATTGGAGAATAAATAAAGATGAAATTAACTGAAGAACAAAAAAGTAATATTCGTGATTTATATGAGGGATTGAAAAGTGATGAACAAACACTTGGAGAAACACTAGATATTATTGTGGATTTTTGTCTTGATGAAGGAATTGCTAATTTATCAGATGATCAAGATGAAGACCTAATCGAAGAATTCTCAAATGAGGTGTGGGATTTTTTAGAAACTATAACGTAATTAATAAAAAAATGATAGAAACAGGAAAAATAATAACAGGGGATTGTGTTGAGGTGATGAAAACATTACCTGAAGGAAGTGTTGATTTAATTGTTACATCACCACCTTATGGTGTTGGTATTGCCTACGATACTCACGATGATGACGTTGAGTTTGAAGATTACCTTGTATTTGCAAGAAATTGGTTAACCGAAGCTTACAACGTACTAAAAGATGATGGGAGAATCGCCTTGAATATTCCGTATGAAACCAATCGTCAGAAAAAAGGTGGTCGAATCTTCTTCGTTTCTGAAATGTATCAGATAATGAAAGAAATTGGATTTGGGTTCTTTGGTATCGTTGATCTTGAAGAACAGTCACCACATAGAAGTAAAACCACTGCATGGGGATCGTGGATGAGTCCATCCAGCCCTTATATCTATAACCCAAAGGAATGTGTTATTTTGGGTTATAAAAAACACCACATCAAAAAGGTTAAAGGAGAACCACAGTGGAAAGGGGTACCAACTGACATAGAACAAGAAGATGGTACTGTTAAGAAAAAAGTAGTATATGAGGAGCAAGATAAGAAAGAATTTATGGAACTTGTGTTTGGTCAGTGGAATTATTTTGCAGACACTAAGTCACTCACCAAGGCAACGTTCTCGATGGACATACCAACCAAAGCAATTAAAATATTATCCTACAAGAACGATGTAATTTTGGATCCATTCGCCGGTAGTGGGACTAGTTTAGTGGCTGCGGAAATCTTGGGTAGACGTTGGTTAGGTATAGAACTTTCACCAAACTACACTGAAGTTGCAAGGACAAGGATAGAATATTTCAAAAACTTAGAAGAAATTAAAGAAGACCAACAGTAATGTTGGTTTTTTTATTTTGTTTAGTATTTATTAAGTATGAAAAAATTAATTAAAGAATCAGGAATACGGGATATTAATAATATCGCAAAAAGATACAAAAAAGCTAAAATATATTTCCACCAGGATTTAGATGGTGTTACCACAGCTCTTGCTATGAAATACTACCTTGAACAACATGGAATTAATGTTGTTGACGCCGAAGTTATTCAGTATGGTGAAAAAGAATTTGCAATTAAAAAAATGGATGCAAATGGTGACGTTATGCCAATTTTAGTAGATTTCGCCCACGGCCGTGGAATGTTCGTAATACATACCGATCACCACGATACCCAGGCTGGTGTTGAAAAAGATACCGCAACGAGTTTCAAATCCTCAAGATCAAATGTCGAAACAATATCACAATCGGTATCACCAAAAGAAATATTCCCATCTGAAGACATAATGTTAATTTCAACGGTGGATTCGGCAAATTATGCCGTAAATGATATTACACCAGAAATGGTTATGAATTATCTTTTTAAATTTGATAAAGATTCTTCATTAAAACAAAATAAAATTTTGATGGGTTTGGTAACAAATAAATTGTTATTGGCGTTTAAAAATAAACCCGATTTTTTAGAAACACTTGTAATGGAGTGTAAACCTTCTTTATTGAATATATTACTCACAATTAAACGTATAATAGAAGAAAAAGGTTATGCAAAACCAGAAGATCTGGTAAAAAATCAAGAAATATATGTACAACAAATGAAATCACATCCAAATGTTAAAGTAGAGGATGGTATTATTGTACAATATGGTGGTGGTAATATGATGAAACCGGGGTCTTATGATCGATATACCCCTTTTAAAAATAACCCCGACGCGGATTTTATTGTAATTGCTTGGCCATTAGGTTTAGTACAAGCGTCTTGTAATCCATTTAAAAAAGACAGGACACTTAAAGGTGTAAATTTGGGGGAGATAAAAGACGAGGTTTTATCCAAATGGGAATCGCAACTTAAAAATAAGTACGTGACACTCTCAACGATTAAATGGGTGTCGGAATCAGGAAAACAATTCGGTGAAGAATCTGTTGGTTTTACTTTTAAAGATTTTAATGCTTTATATGGTAAGTCTTATGAAAATGTGGAAAGAGGTGACGAACTTTTAAATATCATTGAAAATGCGATGTTAAAACCCTTTACCAGTTTGACTGAAAAGGAAATGGAGTTGTTGGATGATGTGCAAGTTAATGTTTGGGATTTAATCCAAGCTAATAGTGGTGGACATAAATGTATTACTAACATTTCAGGGTTAAACTATATCGGAAGATCAACAAGACCACCTAAAGGTAAGTATAAATATAATAATGAAAGTGAAGATTCCCCGTATGTTAAATTTACTAAAATGGTTCAAAATGAATTCGTTAGGGTTTTGAGAAGTAAAGTAAATGAATCACAAGAAGGGTTAGATGAAAATTATATTAAAACTAATACTACGGAGCTTTTAAGGGATCGTATCAGTAAAAAGAAAGTCACTAAAAAATTTATAATAGAGGACGGTAAAAATGTTAATAAACCATTCATTTATAGAAAACAGGGAAAACACGATAACTCGCCAGGTTTAAATATAAAATATTTAACACCAAAAGAAGAAACCACGGGATACGTTAATATTTTGGATTATGAAAATTCAAAACTAATCGACTCCGATATACCAAGATTTGAAAAAAATTCAGATAAGTTTTGTAAATTTAACTGTAAAAAAGACCACTTCAACACAAAAAACACACTTTATTTGTATGATCTTAGAGTGTTGGATGAATACCAAGGAAATGGATACGGTAAAAAGTTAATGAATAAGTGCCATCAAATTAGTAAAGATAATGGGTATAAATATGTTTCATTAATTGCTGATTGTGATAATGTCCCGGCTCAAAACCTATATAAAAATTTAGGTTATAAGTTACACCAAACTGATGGAAAAAAAGATTTTTACTTCAAAGAGTTGTGACTTTTACCGAACTAAGATATATTTATATTTACCTCTGACAAATTTCATTATTTTTTTTTGGAAAACCTTTGACAGTTTAAAATAAATGTTTTATATTTGTAAAACAATTAGGAAACGTTCTAATAATAAATTCAAATAATATTAAGACATGAGTGAAGATTATTTTGTAAATGAAATTTACGCTTACATCAACGGGAAAGGTCAAAAAGTATATACGCCTAATTTTCAGTTCGCTGACATTATGGCTAAAAAATACAATACTGATGGGGTGTATATAGAAAAAACTTAACAAGGTACTTGACAAATTAAAAAAAATGTCATAACTTTGTAAAACAAATCAGGAAAAGACCTGAAACGTTCTTTGAAAATCTAAATCCGACCGAAACAGTCGTCACAATTAAAAAAGAGAATTAACACCTCCCCTTCTTTAAGTGTGAAACTAAATTAAGTCATTGGGCCGTGTATGGTCCATTAAAATAAACCACGAAAGTGGGATAAAGTGAATCAGAAGTCTAACTGATTTGCGTCTTGGTGAGTCTTAGGACTTGTCGAGATCGAGTACACAAGCGGGATACCGTTTAATCTTTAGTACCGAGGGCAACGCTGTAGGGAAAGTGGTTAGGTGAATTGGCAATGTGGGTTGTCAGTTTGAGGTGGGAACACCAAAAGGAATAACTCGTAGGAATATTGCAAAAAATAAGATTATCCGATTTTATTATTGCGTGTTCCATTATGATAGGATACTTAAAACCGAAAGGTATGTTAACGTACAGGTGGTGCTGTTATTAACCTTGATTAAACCCTACCAAGGGTTAGATCTCGAAGTAGTCTTGAAATATTGAGATGGGGACATTTCACGAGGCAGTTTGGTATTTTGTTATTCAAAAGATAATGAAGCTTAAGACGGACCACTGCTTTGACCAATCCACGACACAAAAACTTTTATGGAAAAGGTAAAACTTATAACTAAAAAGCAAAAGTGTTCGTCACGATATAATGGAAGTTACCCACCTATTCACTGGCTGTCAGTGGAACGTGATAACCGCAAGTTTGACCGTATTTTTATGAAAAATCTCTAGGTCGTCGAAGACCGAATCAGGACGCAATCTTGAGGAGACAGGAGTAGTAAGAGAGTAGTTATGTCGTCAAGAAGTGATTGGTCTAACCAATCGGTAATGAGTGTTACAGGACAAAATCCTGTGGATAAGAGTAGAATCAATAATGACTCGAAAGACACTTACAAAAACTGTAATCTCAGGTTTTTATTTTTTTAAAAGTCTTATAAGGAAAAAAATTGAATGGATACAGATAATATTTGTATCCATTTTTTTGTGCGTTTAAATTTTTTGTTTATCTTTGTTGTATGAAAAACGACGACAAATCAGGAAAGGCAATCTCAGACACACACATTAAGTCGGTTAAAAAACTAACTAAAAATATGATAATCACACCATCACAAAATGATGGGTATTATTTGGACAATGATCTAAATAATTCAGCAATTAAAATTAAATCTATTAGAAAGTATAAATATAAATATAAATACACTCAGTCGAACACATATGTTTATGAGGTTGATGTTATTGTTGATATACGTAATACTCGTTGGTTTATAAATAACTCCTACTGTAAGAGATACGCTAAAAGATATAATGGATATTATAGAAGAAGTATTTTAGGTGCAGTAACACAAGAACTAAAATATTTTGGAATCGATAACTGTGAAATGAATGTGGTTATTTCAAAAATAACCTACAAAGAAATTGTTTAATTAAAAATTTATTATTACCTTTACTGTAAATAAAAAATATGGCAACACATAAACACGTATTGATAGTTCACCCTAAGTTTGGGGAAGTTTTAAATGAAACTTTCATGGATGACGTACAGTTTAAAATATTTTTGAATATGGTTCACTCATCTATTGAGATGGATGAAAACCTATCAACCTTTAATGGTAAAGACTTTTTAGTTCACGTCCCGAGTTCAATATTAAAGGAATGTTTGGTTATCGGTAATAGTAAAGAGATGTCAATGGCTGAGGTTGTTATGGCAAAATCTAAGTTGGAGGGGTAGTTTCTTTGTTTATATTTAAAACAAAGTGGTGGTAGTTCGAATCACAATCCGTGATCGACCCGAAAATAGGTGAGGTAATACTCACCTTTTTTTATTATATGACATATTTATTTATATGGAATTAAAATTAACAGAATCTGAACTTATTATATTGTTAAAAAAAATTTTAAATGAAGCAAAAAGTGCGGTTATTTATGAAGACATCTATGGTTCGGTAGAAGAAGTTAATTTTTTAACTGAAGCGGAGTATCAAGGAAGAAAAGTCCAACTTGGTAAAATCATGCAAGGAGACATTAAAAAGTTTAAAGTTTACGTTAAAAACGATAAAGGAAAAGTAGTCAAGGTAAATTTTGGTTTTGGCGGTAAATCGGCCAAAGGAAAACGAATGGTGATTAAAAAAAATAATCCTGCACGTAGAAGATCATTTAGAGCAAGACATAATTGTGATAATCCAGGTCCCAAGTGGAAACCTAGATTTTGGAGCTGTCGGGCGTGGAATTAGAATTTTATCACCCAGTTTCTATATGATTTAAAGCGCCCTTTAATCATTCTTAAAAAAGTAGAATAATTATAATTTTTAGAAATACAAAACGAATAGACTTCTGATTTTTTTAATTTTTTTATTTCATTAGTGACTCTGTTATGGATTTTTATTTCAGCATTATAATGATTATCTAGATCCGTGATTATCTTTAATATATCATCATCACTTTGACCTTTATCTGAAAAACAATAATAACCACCGTACCTTTTTATTTTTTTACCATTATCTAAATTTTTACTAATACGACTAAAATTACCACTACATAACCCTAAATTTTTAAAATATTCGCCCTTACCTGTTACTCTAATGATATTATTATTGTTATCGACAATTATCCATTTTTTCTTAGAGTTTTCATTATATAAAAGTACCCGACTTTTATTTTTTTCCCATATCTTATCCTTATGTTCTTGAGTGAATTTTTTACCCTTATTCCAACCACTAAAATTGTTTTTCATTTTTATCTTATATTTTTCACTATTAATTATTTTATTCCATTTTTCAGAGTTTTTTAACCCTTCCGATATTCTTAATTTTAATTCTTTAGTTGATACTAATTTTTTACCTTGACCCCCACCTGTTAAGTTATATCCGTTAGGTGATACTGAATTATAGAAATTAATCCATAATATTTCTTTCTCATTTAATTCTTCTAAATTACTTGCCGAATCAATCACTTCAAAAGTGAAGTTATCTAAACCATATTTATTTAATGATATCAGAAATGGTCGTTTTATATTATTTTTAGATTCCTTTAGATGATTTTTTATTCTTTTATCTAAATCTTGTGTGGTTTGACCTATGTATATTTTTTTTTCGTTTTT